GATGGCAGGCGTAGACACCAGAGATGGTGAACACCTGGCCCACCGTGTAGGTCACGGGAGACGCGGTGTCCGCAGACAGCGTGCTGCCGCCATCGGTCACGCCAGCAGCGGCATCGGTCGTGCCAGTCACGTCCGAACCGTTGGTCATGGTCCAGGTGCGCTCGTTCTCGTAGAAGTCAGCACCGGCCGCACGACCGTAGTAGCCCTCGGCGAAGGCTTTCTGCACCTGACCATCGGGATGGAACAGGCCGGTCTTGCCGTTGACAATCGACGCCATGGTGAAGGAGTCGATCTGATAAGACCGGTTGTCCTTCGGAGCCAGGCCCGAATTCAGCAGAGCGCGGGCGTTGAACAGAGCCGAGATGTCGCCCGAAGCGCCAACAACGGTGCCGGCGGTACCAGCGGTGTTGTAGACCTTCTTGGTCATCGCAGCCAGGTAGTCCCCGTCGATGCCGGACACCAGAACCGACATGGCCGGCTCGATGTAGCGCTTGGAGAACATCTCCACTTGCTTGGGGTCGTTGACTTCCAGGGTCAGTTCAGCCGAGTTGAAGCGCATGTCCACGCCGTCTTGGGTGGCGACGGTGATGGATTGCGTGCTCTCGTTCTGATCCTGAACATCCATCACGCGCGAGCCTTGACGGCGCGTGTAGCGGTTCGGATCACGAACCCGCAGGGTCTGACCGCCCTTGTGGGGGCCTTGCCACTTGAACGACTCGTCGTATTGACGGTTGGTCGTGGAGATGAAAGTTGCCTTTTCATGCGCGATGGCCAGGGCCTCATTCGCGATCATGTCAAGGACCTTATTGGTGTTGCTCATGGTTTACCTCGACGCCTCTCGGCGGTGAAGGGAGAAAACGCTTTTCAGCGCTGTGATTTCCGCGCCCGACGTGCCTCGGCCCACTCGCGCGGGTCGGTGATGTCGGAAAGCGGCTTGGCGTTTGCAGCGGAACCTCCACCGATGCGGGTGGCCGGTTTGGGCGGCTCCGCTTTGGGCTTCTGCATCCGCTGCGCAAGGAGCTGGTCATACATCAGCGCCTTGTTCAAGAACCGCGAGACTTCGGGGAACTGGATCAGCAGTTGCCGCACGCCTTCGGGCTGCATTCCAGCCTTCTGACCCGCGTCAACGAACTTCGCCAGTTTCTCGGGGCTCCAGTCCCGGACTTCACGCATCACAATCGCTTCGGCTTCGTTGGCACGCTTGGCAGATTCCTGCTGCGTTACCGACTGCCTCTGCGCGTCTTTCTGCGCGAGGGAGTTCGCCAACTGGCCGCGTGCGGCTTGTAGTTGGTTGAACTCGATGAGCAGGGCTTGCGCCTGCTGTGGATCTTGCTGATTGAGTTGCTGCCAGTTCACCTGTTGGAACTGACGAAGCCGCTCGTCTACCGCCATCAGTCGCCCAACCTCTTGGATGTGCTCCTGATGGAATTTCGCAGTCTGTTGGAACTGCTCGCGCTGTTGCTCAAAGGCTTTGCGTTGCTCGGCCACATCCTGCGTCTTGCGGGTGTAGTCCTGCTGCATTAGCCGTTCGGCCTTCAGCTTCTCCAAGGCGTCCTTCTTGCCTCGGAGTTTGATTCCCTCTAGCTCCTCCTCGATTTCATCTTCATCGGGTTGCTGCAGGTTGTCCAGCAGTCCGTCTGAGGGCTCTTTCGGCTCGGGGGTTGAGGGTTCCGGCGTGTTGTTGGCCGGGGTGGAATCCAGAGTGACCTCTGGTTGTTCCAGTTCCATGCGTGCTCCTGCGGACGTCTCGCGACGGTGCGCTGCGCCAATCGTGAGGGGGTCATCCCCTTACATGGGAGGGCGCTGTTCTCCCGTGTTTGTCAATCCTTGGTGCGCTCGACCGTCCACTTCGCCCAGCCCAATTGGGTGGCGATAACCAAGACGATGATGAAAAACAGCGCAAACGCGCCAATCATTTCGAGCAAGCTCATTGCATACCTCCAGAAGCAGGAACCCCGCCGTTGGGCGGGGTCTGCGGGTTCATTTGCTGCGGCGGTATCAGCGGGATGGCGTCTATGCTTCCATCCGCCAGCCTTGTTAGCTTGATGCCCTTTTCCGCCGCTGCCGTGACGGCCTGAATGCGCTTGGTATCCGCGTCGTAGCGCTTCACCGTCGCGTCGTTCTTGGCCTGTTCCAACTGCTCCTGCAGGTCTTGAATCTGCTGCTGCAACGTCGCAACCGCCTCTTTCGCATGCGCGTCCTGCTGCTGCAGCATCTGCTGAAGCTGTTGCACGATAGGCTGAACCTGCCCAGCCGCCTGAGGCGGCAGCATCGCGCGCAGCCTCTCGGCAACCTGCTCAGCCCCAGGCCAGTCCAGATTCTTCGCCAGCAAATCACCAATCAGCGGCGCTGCCTGCGGGAAGACCCGGATGAACTCCATCATCTGCTCCGCAGTCTCCTCGCGGCGGGTCGTGAAGCTCGGGCCGGCTTCAACCGTCACGTCGTACTTGCCGACAGTCAGGTCAAACATCATCGTCACGCCCTCGATGTGCTGGGGCGATGGGATGTACTGTTCCGGCTCGTCCGGATTCTGCGGGGGCTGAGCCTGAACCGGCTGGTTCACCGGCACGTTGTAGGTCGTGCCATCCTCCTTGATGCCTCGCAGAATCCGGGGAACCGAGTAAACCTGCGGCATCAGGTCGATGATGATCCGACCGACGTGCTCCACACAGCGGTTGCGGTTGTCGATGTAGTTGAAGGTGGACGTGTCCCCTTCCCTCTGCCTTGCAAGGATCGCCTTGCCGCTCGTCTCGTTGCTCCTGGCCCCCAGCGATGCATCGTAGATGCCGATGATCGCCTTCATGTCGTCGCTGGCGTTCAGGGCCTCTTGCAGAGCTCCTGCGGGAACGCCGGCAAACGCTTGGCGCTGCGGCGGGGGCTCCCCCGGCACAGGGTCATATTCGATGTAAGCGTGGCTCTTGACGTTGGCCGTAGCCCATTTGGCCGAATCGGTCGTGAACGCGCCCACAGCCCCGACGAATGGGGCCTTCGGAGCCAGCGCGACAAGCTCCGTGCTGGCAGTTCTCCAGTAGTTGAACATCCGCTGCGGGTCTTTCGCCCGGCGCACCAGGCTGATGAAGTGCCGCTTGCCGTTGATGTTCCACTCTTCCCCGTACATCGGAATCAAGGGAATGAACTTCCCAAGCCAGTCGTTCTCCTCCAGCACGTCCTGCCCGGTGATGATCTGCTGCTTGACCTTGTAGGTCTTGGTCGCCCGGGTTCCTGCTACGGCGATGCCCTGCACCGCCAAGACGTCCTTGAGCTTCTCAACCTCGTCGGCCTGCATGATCTTGCCGTCCGACAGCTTCACCAGCTCAGTCGGAACCTCCGAACGGGTCCAACGCGCTGCCACCCGAACGCGCTTGCCGTCATACCACAGGCGCTCGCCGTCATCAGCCTCGAAGCTGGAAGGATTGATGTCGCCCCACTTCCAACCCTTCGCCTCAAAACGGCTCTTGGAGTACCAGTCAGTCTCAAAGGCAAGGTTCCAGTCTTCCGACGTTGCAGAAGTGCTGTCCGGATCGCCGTAGATCGAGAACGGGTTAGCCACCCGCTCCAGCATGATGTCCTGATCCCACCCGTCATCGCAGGTGTAGTCCACCACGACTTTCATGTAGCCGAAGCCCATGGAAGCCGCGAAGTCCAAGGCAGTGTCCGAGCAGATGTCGCCCTGGCTCGTCACCCAGATGTTGCGGATCAGGTCGTTCTGAATCCTGGCGCACTCTTGGCTTGCCCCATCCCGGATCGGCTTGACGTGGATGCTCGGGCGATTGAGCCTGGAGTCGTTCGTTACCTGCTTCAGGAACGCGGGAAGACGGTTGATCGTCAGGCAGGGACGGCCCTCACGCTCACGCTGGGACTGCACGTCTTCAGGCCATTGCTTGCCGAGGACGGCGAACTCAAGGTCGTCCTGAGACACCTTGCGCTGGGTCGATTCAGCGTCGTAGCAACGCTTGAAGTCTTCCTTCGCGTCCTTGAGTATGTCTTTGTCCATTACCCCATCCAAGAAACCCGCTCAGGTTGAGCCGGGCGTGGCTTGTTCATCCCAGCCCTGCGAGCGCCCTCACAGGCATATCGCAGAGAGTCAATGACGTGGTTGTTCTTGTCCTCCAAGACCGGCAACACCTTGCCAGTCAGAGGATCGGTCTTGTACGAGTAGAGCGTCAGCTCCTCAATTGTGTGCTTGCAGCGCGGGTGAACCACGATGTCAAAGCTACGCAGGAACTCAACACCTTCCTCCAGGCTTTTCGCGCCCTTCACAGCGGGGAAGATACGCGGGAATCCATGCTTGGCAAGGTAGCTGATCGTCTCCGGCCTGGAACTGTCTGCCGTCGTCGGCCACTTCTCAGACCTCGGCACCGTCATGAATAGGTCGGGTAGAGCATCAATCTCGCATCCAACCATGTACGCCTCATGCGGGACGTACAGCGTCTTGCCTACGATGGCGCACTGCACCAGCACCGACGGGTCAATCGAGTAGCCCCAGTCTGCGCCCTGCCGGATGATCCACTGAGGATCGATCTCGAACTCTTCAACCCGCCAGTTGCGGAACACCCTGGCCTCTGACTTGGTGTTGTATCCGCCTAGCCAGATGTGGGTGTACTTGTCGATGTCCCTACGCCGGTCAAACTCCATCTCGGCGCGCAGTTCATCAGGCAACCAAGGGTTGTCCGTGTAGTTCGCCTTCACCACTACAGCCCCGGGCGGCAACTCATCTCCCCGCAGCAACACCTCAATCGGGTCTGTCGGCTGGTCCGGGTTCCAGCTAAACCACAGCTCTGAGCCTGGCTTGCGGATCGTCGGCCGCAGCAGCATCAGGCTCTTGTCGCTGGCGTTCTGGGCCTCCTCAAACCATGCCCGGTCGAAGCCTTCCAGCGACTTGATGGAGTCTGCAGTGTGGTTCTGCATCCCCTCAAAAATCGTCACCCCGCCCTTCTTGGAAATGATGCGGCGGTCCTGAACCTCGAAATACGCCCCGGCGTTGTATGCGGAGATCTTCGACTCAAGCAGCTTCTTGACCGAGAACTCCAGAGACTTCAGCGTCTCCCGCAGGCATACAAAGTCCAGCCTGTCCCGGATGCTCTCGTCCAACCAAAGGTCAGCGTAGAAGTGGCTCTTGCCAGATCCCCGGCCTCCCCATGCGCCTTTGTACCGCGCTGGCTGTAGCAGCGGCTCAAAGACGGCAGGCGTATCAAGAACCAGAGGGCTTGACAATGCGCCGCTCGATCACCGTGAAGGCGTGCTCTCCGTTCTCGCCCGGCCCTTGAACCGTCATCGGGAGAACCTTGCCAACCAGCGTCAGGAAAGCACTCGCAGTTCTCGGGTCTTTCGCTCGGTCTGTGAGGTAGTCAACCCCGCCAGCAGCATCCAAGGCACCGAGGATCATCTCCTTCAGCTCCTTGGTGTACTTGTTCGTCGCGCCCTTCGGCTTCCCCGGGTTGCCTTTCCCGAACTTCCCCGTTTTTTTCGGTTCTGTCATGTCTTTGCGACTCCTTGCGGTTGGTCGCCCTCTGTTGATTACTCGTAGGCGGTCAGCAGCATGCTGATGAATCCGGCATCGTTGCTTAAGGTGTCCGCAGCATCTGTAGCGACTCGCTTGATTCGGATTGAAACCTGTCGCCCATCGCCGGATAACGTCAGCCTTGTGCTGGGCGTGGACTCGTTCAGCAGGTCTTGTGCTAGCGCGGTTGTCGTGAACGTGATGTTGTTATCCTCGTTGTCGGACACGTCGAAACCAACCGCGTCTTCCTCGTAGGACACCAGCCAAACCACATCGCCGGACCCCGCGCCCACGTTCGTCCAGCGGAACTTGATGGACCAGCTGGCGTACCCCTTCGGGGGCTCCCACCACAATTGAATGATCTCGTCGGACGCGGCGTCGAACGCAAACGCCCGTCTTCGGCTTCCGGTCAGCGCAGTAAGCGCTGGCGACCCGCTGGAAACATCGGCGTCCAGCGCAGAGAAGCTAACTTCCTTGAGCTTCACATGGATTGTCTTGGAACCGCTATCCGCGATGTTGGCAACTGTGTGGTTCTTGACCGTGCTGGGTGCAAGCGTGTTTCCGATAGACCCAGAATCCACCGAAACCCCAGTCGTCTGGTTGCTGGTGCCGAAGCCAGTCGCGCGCGGTGTGCCATCCACCGTCAAGGCGCTCAGGACGTTGTTGTCGGCAGAAACCAGCCGCACGCCTGTTTGCCCGGTCGCGTTGGCCCGGCCGTTA